TAATTGGCTTTAAGGGCCCAAAGTTATTATGCCAAACAGCTATTTTAACAATAAAAAAGTTTTAGTCATTGCGGATGCAGGTAAGAACTTCATCATGAAAGAGGATGCTGATATTCTTTTGTGTCTTGATGAAGCTAAGAACCTTGCACGATCTGCTCAACGTGCCGGTGTCGATGTAATTAAGTTTCAGATTCATGTATTTGAAGATGAGCAGTATGTTCGAAGTGAGAAGCGTTATGATTGGATCAAGATGAATGAGCGTCTTACTCCATATGATGATTTTTGGAAGCCACTCGCTGAGTTTTGTAAGGACTTGGGGTTGGTATTTTGTGTCACTCCTATGTCACGCATGGCTGCTGAAAAGATTAGTGATTTAGTTGATATCTTTAAGATCGGTTCAGCTGATATTGTGAATGATGATTTACTCCATTATGTATCTGCACAGAAGAAGCCTGTCATTATCTCTAGTGGTATGAGTACTGTTGAGGAGTCGGATAATGCATTTGCCTTATTACATGCTGCTAATACAGATTTCGCAGTTTTACATTGCACATCTATTTATCCATGCCCTATTTATAAGTTGAATCTTAATATGGTTAAGGCTCTTGGATTTAGGTATCCAAGCACTCCGATCGGTTTCTCTGACCATTCACAGTCTACTAAGATAGGAGCTATGGCTGTCAGATTAGGTGCTACATTGATTGAGAAGCACTTCACGCTTGATAAGCAGGCATTTGGTCCTGATCATCACATGGCAATGGGATTCGATGAAATGAAAGAGTACATTGAGCATATCCGGGATGAGGAGCTTGAGCTATTCGCATACGGCAGCAATGACAAGATTCTGTATCCTGAGGAGTTAGCGTTTCATGAGAACTTCAGAAAATCATAGATATGTTTTGTAAGTTCTGTAAATCGAAAGAGTTAAGAGTGAGGGAAGTCGGACCTCATTTTGAGTTATTTTGTTCAGATTGTTTAGAGTTTCAGTCATTTCTTAATCGTAGGAAAGCTGAGAGATTAATGTTTATTCACAAAAATGAAACATCTGTGTGATATTCTGCAGTGTGATGGTATCAAGTATACATATCTTGGTGACCGCACTTTCTGTCAGTACAGGGCACACCGCAGTCGAATGCACAAGAGATACCACAAGGATTCAGCGACAACGATCGCATTAAGAATATTTAATAGTATAGTAACCAGAAAAAAGTAACATGATTAAGAAATATTATTACAACAAAGAATTGGAGATGCTCATACTCGCTGAGTTTTTTGAGGATGGGGAATTAGATAATGTGATTGAGTTTGATGGAGCGGTCGAGATGGTCAGTGATGAAGAGGAGGAAGAGGAGATTGAAATAGTGCCAAAAAAGAGGAAAGACGGATGTGCAGCAAGAGGTATGAAGACTGATTATAATCTTGCCGATGTCATTAAAGACATTAAGTCAGGAATGAAAACTAAAGATATTGCAGATAAACACAAGGTCAGTACTCAGACTATCTACAATATTAAATCGACTGCAAAGAAGGAAGGCATACTAGATGACAAGAAAGAACCACAAAAGAAGGGTGTGTTTACTTGTGGTAATTGTGGCAAGGAAGGACATACCAGAGCATCTTGCAGTGAGGAAGTGGGCTCAGAAGAGGAGCCTGTGGAGGGCTCGGTGGCAGGCTCAGAGGAACGTGCGGACGAACGAAGTAAACATATAAAGAGTTTACTCGTTCGTGGGATTACTGTCGGTGAGACCGCGAGACTCTCTGAATCAAGCGAGAAAGTTGTGTTGTTTGTTAGACGACAGATGATAAGTCGTGGGGAACTAGAGGAATAGTTATGATGGAATTAAAAAAACTATATAGCATATTTCAGGAGTCAAAGCATGGAGAGTGGATTGTTGATTTCGGTGATTACGAGACTCTAGGTACTTACATTAGGGCTAACAAAAACAAGAGAGTCCTTGAGTTAGGCGGTGGAGTGGGTTGTCTTACTGCGTTGATCTCTAATTCTATGGAGGCGGATGGTCATGTGCATTCGGTCGAAGCTTTTCCTAAGTGCACAGCACTGGCAAAACGGCTCATACCTGAGGAGTTACAGCACAAGATTACCTTTCATACTCAGCCTGTGGCAGTGTGCAGTATTAGGGGTATTCATGATCGTAATTTTCTCACATACAAGGAATTGCCAGAGGACGATTACGATCTTGTGGTTATCGATGGTCCGGGCCCTGCCTATATGCAACAGGGTGAGGATAAGGCAGTCGGTTATCTATTTGATCTACCCGGTGGAGATTTCTTTCATCTGATTGATAAGACTAAGGAGGGTACGGTATTCTATATTGACGGCAGAAGGGAAATGGTCAGAGTCATGCTTAGATTTTTTAGTAGTTATTTTAAAGTCATTCAGTCTACAGATGGAGTCACTATATTGATGAGAATCGGTGAACCAAAGGATGGAATGATAGAAATGCGTGACACGTTATTCGATGACTTAGCAAGTAGGGGTTATTTTAAGAACGATGAAGATTTTATTTCCGGCAACTAACCGCGTACATTTGGCTCGCCAGAGTACCTTACTCGATATGCTTTCAGAGCATTTCGATGTGGTTATAGTTGAACCAGAAAAAAAGGAGGGGAACATGGAGTACCAAGCATCTCGCCATGGTCGTTGGTTCTCAAAGATGATCCACGATCACAGGCCTGATCTAGTTCTTATTCGCGGTGATAGATTTGAGATGCTGCCTATGGCTATGGTCGCAGTCTATGCAGGTGTTAAGGTGGCCCACATCGAGGGTGGCGATCAGTCAGGAGTAGTTGATAACAAGGTACGTCATGCAATTACTCAACTCTCTGATTATCATTTTGCTACAAACAACGAAGCGTATAGTCGTTTGATTCGAATGGGTACTGATCCTGATCATACATTTAACTTCGGTTCTCTTGATGTAGAGTTTGCTCATACGGCCAATGAGAGTGGCCTTAAGAGGATTGTCGATGAGCCGTATGTAATGATAGCTTTTCATCCATTCCCGGAAGAGGATGGAAGTATCCTAAGAGGAGTCATAGAGCACCTCGATGGTTTGTATAAAATTGTGAACATCACTTCGAATAGTGATTATGGTATGGAGTACAAAGGCGAGTCATACGAACCACTTGAGTATCTTTCTTTATTGAAGCATGCGAACTGCTTGATCGGTAATTCGTCCTCATTCCTCAAAGAAGCGTCCATATTCGGTACTCCGGTGGTAGACATCGGAACTCGGCAGAACAACCGCCTGAAGCCCAAAAACGTGGTGTCAGTGCCCTATGATAGCAACATGATCATACATACTACTGATTTACTCCTAAATATGGGGAGTTTTCCCCAGTCTGATGTTTACTTTAAGCCAGACACAAGTTTACATATAACTAATAAGCTAATAGAATTATGTCAGAAAAAAATTTAAAGGTAGATAAAAAACAAGCTCAAATTACGGCAGGAAAAATAACGATGATTTTTCAGTTTGTTGGTATGTTGGATGAAACTGATATTGAATATCTGAAAGAGGTGCAAAAACAGATGATTGCACAGTCAGGCACTTTAAGAGCTACGCAGGGGATACTTACTGATTACGAACAAATGCCCTATAACCGCTTACACCTCACAGAGAAATTACATAATCCTGCTGACACAATGGCGAAAGCTGTTGAGTATTTAATTGAGAATAAATTAATAACGGTATGAAACGCTTAATCATTTACAGCTTACTAATAGTTTATATCTTCGCACTGCCGAGCTTCACTTCTTATACTCGCGCGCACGAACCTCTCGTCACTATTCGTGGAGTGGTTAGTGGATATAGTTCAGAGGAACGACAGACTGACGACAGCCCATTCATTACTGCAAGCAATGAGAGGGTCCGTGATGGGATCGTAGCTAACAACTGTTTAGATTTTGGTACAGAGGTCGAGATTAGAAATAAGATATACGAAGTGCAAGACCGCATGAATAGTCGATATGGATGCGAGCACTTTGATATTTGGTTTGCTGACACCGATGATGCATGGGATTGGGGTGTTCAGGGGGCTTTAGTAATTTTGTAATATGAATAATAAATGGAAAATAGCAATAGTGGTACTCTTTCTTATGTTCGCTTGGATTCGTCTTAGTCCTGCTATTGCATGGACTCTTGAAGCAAATAGTCGAGTTGATAGGCTTATTGAAAAAGAATGGATTTCTGACAAGGAGGAATGTTCAATCGTATATAATTGGAGTTGGTGGAGTTTAAGGTTTACTAGCGTTTATCTAGACTGTTAACATGAAAACACTAGGAATAATAACAGCTCGAGCAGGTTCTCAACGTCTTAAGGGTAAGAATAAGATGATGTTTGGTCATAAGCCACTTTATCAGTGGACCGTAGACGAAGCTAAGAAGTCGTCACTTACTGATATTGTCATTTCAACTGATGACATGGATATTCACAATACTCTGATTAAGGACCTGCGTTTGTATGGATTCCCACGCCCAGAATGGTTGTGTCAGGCTCGTACACCTCATTTGCCAGTCATACAGCACGCTGTGGAGTGGATGAAGCTTAATCATCGCATGAGTTACGATGCTGTAATGATCTTACAACCTACCTCTCCTTTCAGGACTTGGGAGCATATCAATGACGCTTTGGCCACATTTGAGGAAGATCCACGAGATTCTGTCATTAGTGTAGATACTCAAAATAGGCGGAATGCAGCAATTTATATGGTATCTACTGCACGGCTGTTCAGTAGAGAGTGCTATATTTTCCCTGAAAATGGTGATAGCGCGCGCATTGTGATGGATGTTAGGGCAAGTATCGATATAAACACATTAGAAGACTTTAAACGAGCCGAGAAGCTCTTAAATGTATGATTCATATAATAGACGATAGAGATTATAACCCTAAGGCTCTCAAGGTTTACTATGATCTTGGTGCAGTAACATTTGGTCCAGACATACATCCCGATACTCAGGTGCTTGTTGTACGCCTTGATCCTGTTACTAAAGACATGATTGATTCACTACCCAACCTCAAGGTGATCGCTTTTAATGCAACAGGTCATGATCATGTAGATATTAAATATGCATTTGATAAAGGTATAAGGATTATTTCACTTCAAGGTGATCCCTTTACTGCAGAAATCCCGGCATCATCTGAACATGCATTCGGTTTGATTATCAGTTGTTTTCGTAAGTATGGAAAGGCGTTCAGTTTTGTTGACGTACCACAGCCGCGCTCTACTTATAGAGGTCAGGATTTGAAAGGTAAATCTCTTGGGATAATTGGATACGGCCGTATCGGTCGCAAGATTGAGATTTACGGCAAGGTTTTTGGTATGGATGTAATTGCTTACGATATTAACACAACTCAAACCCTCCAAAGCAGAGAATATATATTGAGATATGCTGATATCATATTGCTCTCGCTCCCATTGAATGCCCAGACAAGGGATAGTTTTGGTGCTAAGGAGTTTGAGGTCATGAAAGAGTCTGCATACCTAGTGAATATCAGCCGAGGTGACATAATTAAAAAAGGAGCTTTACGCAAAGCACTCTGGGATAATCAAATCGCAGGTGCAGCGGTCGATGTAACTCGCGAAGATGATCGTGAAGACTTAATTGGATACGCACGAGAGCATGACGATCTCATTATTACTAATCACATTGGTGGCTGTACGATCGATAGTTCACACATGACAGAACTTCATATTGCTGAGAAAGTCGCTAAGACATTAGGCGATAAAACGCCTATTAATGTGGAATAGTGAGGGGATAACTGGGTCGGAGTTATCACCATTTGTGCTATACTTTTAATGTAACGTTATTACTAGTAATCTACAAACATCATGACATTTGTATTTGATGGAGAAGATACAGGAGCAGAGGCTCCGGACACAACCCCTGCAACAGAAGGCGAGGGTGGTGAGAGTACTGAAGAGTAAAAAAAGGGCACGCCTAGAGCGTGTCTTTTTGTACGTAGAGATTTGGTGGGGCTATGTGTTTAACACTAAAGCCAATGGGGAATTGTACAGATAGGTACACATATATCCCCACCAGTTCTTTACCGTCAGGCGATTTTAAAAAATCGTATTCTAAGTTCTTCAGCTAATCTTTGAGATTGGCTGACGGTAAGAAACCGTGAATAGTTCTTTGAAAAGGAGGTTGCTATGTGTATACACTTTCTTGCAACTTCCAAAGAGTTGCAAAAAGAACGAGGTATAGTCGAGTGCTGTACTTGCAAAAGACACCTTGATATATGTGCCAGCATTTATGTGGAAGGTACAACATTGAGATGTTATGAGGAAGGAGTGCTGACGATACTTCCAGTTGAAGATTTCTTCTGTGATTATCGTTGTCTTCTCGCATATCTTGAAGCGGAGGGAGATGTGTAATGACTCTGAACAAAAACCTGTATTACTATTGCGATATCAAGAAACCGCCAATGTCTAAAATTATTAGATATTGCTCCAAGAGTGGGTGTAGACATTTAATGACTCGTCCACGCAAAAACCTCATCAGGAAAAGGAGAAAAGGATATGAAGACCTTGTTGCTCGCTGGAATTCTAATCGTCCTGAGTGTTGGATCATCTGACGCTCAACAAATCGGACGATACATCGTTTGCAATAGCTTGGACGATGCGAAAGCTCTTGTTGATGTCCAAGTGGACGACGTACAAGAGGAAGCCGTCGCACTTGCAAGCAATCTGTCTCTTCAAAAAAGGTGTGTTCTCTTAAGGGCACTCGTGCCACCAGAGAGCACCGAGAAAGATTGGAAGTATTACCGCCGATATGGAAACAGCGATATTATCGTTGTGATGGAAGTAATCCTTAGAGGTGGATTAAAAGCATATGCCATTGTCTTCGGCACTGTGACTCCCGAAGGGAAAGGGATATGAGTTCTTTAAGCCAGACAACCTTATTCGAGGTGGCTCTGGTCATCTCGAATTTTTTTATGGAACAGAAAATAATAGGAATAATAATATCAGCTTTAATCGCACTATTTGTGTATTATATAGCTGACCCGGAGCACTACGATTGGGGTCACGCCTTTATTGTATTTATAGTATTAGCATTAATTTGGATCATATGAGCGACACAATAATAAAAGGAAAACTTAAGAATGGTATTTGTAATCTGTGTGATGTAAGGCTTTTTCTTACACCGGGACAGATTAAGTTTTGGCATAAGGCGTGTCGCAAGAAGGGTCGAATGTGGATGGTATATCCCAAAGGAAGAGGTATACCGGATTATCAACCAACATCAGACGTTACACCAATACAACTGAGTAGACATTCACAGCTTACACCGTGGTATGTACGATTGTGGCGATGGCTTACATTTTATAGTTATAGGATGCGTTTAACAGCTAGTAATCTCGAACATGGACCAAGTATTTCTTAAACAATTACATAGCAATCTCAGTAGGATGCATGATGTTCGAGCTCGCATGCAAAAACCGCCAAATTATAATAATGATGAGTGTGAGCTGCTTGGTACATTAATGGAAATAGTAGAGGATTATGATAAAGAATGATATGTCAGGCACCGAGGAAAAAGGAATCAAAAGCAGATTGTATCCAAGGATAAAACAGTATTGGCATTGTAAGAACTGTTTAAATTCTGATGATGTTGAGCGTCAAAAACAATCGGGTAGTTTAGCAGTGGGATGGACACCGGAGGGAATGCAGGCATTTTGTGAGAGATGTAATACAAATGTTTGTGATATAGATTTAGAAGGTAAGAAAATTAAAATAATTTAACATGAGAAAGGTAATATCAAAATATTGTATAAGATGTGGAGAAGGTAAAAGAGAGAATCCTAACGGTTGTAATTCTTGGGGTGCTTTCTATGGTAGACATATATTTACTTATTTGAAACCAGTGACTAGGGAAGAGAAGAGGGTGGCTGATTTAGAATTTCAATTAATGCTTAAGACATAAATATATGATTGATTGGACACAAGTCGGAATAGCACTAATCTTAGTTTCAACAATATTGGGTCTATTTTATATGCTTCGTAGGTTTTTAGATCTTTAGTATTAAATAATAAATGATATGGAAACACAAGGATTTGCAGCACAAAAGAATACAGTTGAATGTTCAAAATGTGAACAAAGAGAAAGGGTAAATATGAGAACTAAGTATGTCCACGTAGGAGCAGATGGTTGGCCCGTGGAGGGATTTATAGGTAAACCATTTAAGACATGGTTACGTCGTTTTATTCTTACAAAGAAAGTGGTTAGATACGACGAATGGTTGCGGGATGGCGGATGTAAAATTGATTTCACTTAATTTCATATCCCCTGACATAGACAAATAATACTTACAGGGTTATAGTTATCCTAATGGGTAAGCGAGGACCAAAAGGAACTAGTACTAACAAGAGAGCAATCTCAAGTCGAGCTAAGAATGCTCTCGATAATCTATCATTAAAGAATCAAGACTTCTGTCGTTTCTATACTATGGGACAGACAGAGTTTTTTGGTAATGGAGTGAGGAGCTATTGCAGAGCATATGGAGTTAAGATTGGTATAGGTACAGGCACTGTAGATTATAGTGTCGCTACTAGTCGTGCGAGTAAGTTATTGACCAATGTTGACATTTTGAGTGCTTGCAATGAGCTATTAGAACTACATGGATTGAATGATATCTTTGTGGATAAGCAATTGGAGTTTCTTATTACACAGAACAGTGATTTTAAGACTAAGCTTGGTGGGATTAAAGAATACAATGTGCTCAAGGGTAGAGTATCTAAGAAGCTTGAGGGTGCAACTATGATATTCATGGGCGATATCATTAATGCTCACGCTGCACACAATGAGCCTAAACATGTGGAAGCTACGGTTGTTGAGCCTAAACAGGTCGAGTCACAGGTCCAAGTGGTCAAAGAAAAGCCCACACAGGGCAGTACAGTCGATAGTATTTTAGAGAAACATGGAATATAGCGAAGTATTAGTTGAATTAGGTATCAATGAAGAGGGGATCAACAAGTTCCTAGATAAGGACTGGCGCATGAATAACCTCTACACCATTGTTAATCGTGAGGGTGCTATCTCTAAGTTTGTGCCCAACAGGGCCCAGAAGCATTTCAATGATAACAAGTCTATTCGTAATATCATTCTTAAGAGCCGGCAGCTCGGGTTCACTACCTATGAAGCTTTGGATGAGTTGGATGATGTTCTCTTTAATGCCAACTTCAAGGCTATCATGCTCTCGTATGATATCCCTTCACAGCTTGATATATTTGACGACAAGATAAAGTTTGCATGGGAGAGTCTACCTGAATCAGTCAAGAAATACTACAAGGTTGATACAGAGCGCGCTAATGAGTTGCGTGTAGAGGTATCAAGGGGTGAGTATTCGTCTGTTAAAGTGCGAACTAAGGGCCGTTCAGGTACTTTTCAGCGTACCCATGTGTCAGAGTTTGGCAAGATATGCCGTCAAGACCCCAAGAAAGCCAAGGAAATACTCTCAGGTACGCTACAAGCGTCTGCTATGGGAGCTCGAGTGGACTTCGAAAGCACCGCAGAAGGCGAGTTTGGTGCATTTTATGATATGTTCTGGGAGGCATGGGAGCGTGGAGAGCCTACCAATGAGGTTGAATACAAGGGCCACTTCTATAATTGGCAGTGGGATGATAATGAACTCAATAAGATAAAAGGTGTTGACCCTAACATACCTGAGGACTTCTATATCTATCAGAGAAAGCATAATCAGCTTGCAGAGCATGATGACTCACTTGAGCCCATCACTGACTTACAGCTCACATACTGGTATTACTGTTGGCTTACTCTTAACCGTGATTGGAACATGCTCTTTCAAGAGTACCCCACCACACCTGATGAAGCGTTTGTATCCTCTGGTGGTAAGATATTTGATGCCAACATGCTCAAGGCTATGAAGACAGAACAAGGAGAGCGTGTCAATGATTGGATATATTATGAGCACTACATCCCCGGACACACCTACGCAGTCTTTGGAGATCCAAGTGAGGGTATTGGTAAGGACGGTGCGGCCGCAGTTGTGATTGATTTCTCTCATAAGGTAGGGAACGTCCTAGTACCTAAGGTAGTAGCTGAGTTTTTATCTAACAAGACACCGCCTGATATCTTTGCTCATGAGCTCAAGAATGCCGGAGTTCTTTATGGTGCTTGCTTAGTAGGATGGGAGCGTAACAATCATGGCCATGCTGTGACTGTCACTATTAAAGGTATCTATAACAACTTATACACAGAAGTTCGACAAGACAAGTCTACAGGTGATATAGTTAGTGAAAAGCTAGGGTGGAATACTACCATTGTCACTAAGCCGGTGATGATATATGATTTAAATACAGCAATCAACAATAAAGACATACTCATTCCATCACGCAGGATAGTCAGGGAGTGTCGTACATACAACAAGGATGATCTTTCACGTATAAAATATGATGATAACCATGAGAGCCATTGGGATTTACTCATGGCTTGTGCAGGATGTTTGCAGATGGCTCGACATGCATTCCCTACACAGGTGAAGCAAGAATCTCATCAAACACCAGATGACCCTATGGATAGACATGATGTCATAGGCTCGATAGTTTAATTATCAGTAATTTATATAACATATGCCTGAATCAGCATTAATACCAAACAACATGGAGGAGCTAAAGTCTGGTGTACTCCGTGATTTGAACACTGAAGAAGTGCCTACACCTGACTATACTGATGAAGAGAAAGTATATCTTGGTGCTATGCGTAGAAGACTAATCACTGATAAGCAGAACCGTGATACTAATCATGATGGCTTTGATGGAATGACTTATATCGAACGTTGTATCTCTAATCGTAGGGGTGCGACTTCTTATATTAAACCTCGTAGAAACCGACAAGAGACCAACTTCACAACTGGTAAGAGTAGGAAGCAGTTGATGGTTGACCTTGCCGGTCTTGTTAATTTAAACCTAGAGCCTGACATCACTGCATACGATCGTAACGATCTTGTCTTTACTGAGCTTGGAGAGGCTATGGAGAATATCCTTGAGAAAGCACGAGAGATTGATGGTGATGAAGAACAGAAGCTAATGCGACAGTACACACTCATGGAACAGGGTGAGGTATATGTTGAGCTCATGTGGAAGAAAGGTTTTGAGCTTAAGAAGACTATGCAGAACTTCGTTACAGGTAAGTTCCGTAATGTGCAGATACGTTCACGCTTGAAGAAATCTCTCGGTAAGCTCACATCTAGCGTCATCATGAATGAAAAGGTATACCTCGGTGATCTTGCACAGCCTATTGTATCTAAACAACCCCATCTCTTTACTGCTGAGAACCTACCATATGAAGACCTGCAGGCATCGTTTCAGGACTTTGATATGTGGAAGTTCGTACCGCGCGACATGACTAACTTTGTTTCACAGACTGCTGATTCGGAGAGTGGCTATCTATCTGTATGGACTGTAGGCAAGCACAAGAAGAATCGTGTTGAAGTCATTAAGTATCAGTCACAGGTAGACAATGAGTTCCAAATCTTTCTTAATGGTATCCCTATGCTACCGATTGGCTTTCCATTGTCTGAGATTACCCCTGATGGTACATATCTTCTTGAGGGTCAGATATTCTCTCTTATTGATTCACACTTCGCTTATGGTAAGTCACTCATCCAAATCCTTAAGACATCTCAAGCTCTTGAAGATGAGTTCTGGAAGCTTACTCTACTCAAGGGGCAACAGGGTGCTATTCCATCAATGATCAATAACACAGGACGAGCTATGTCATCTCGTATGCTCATGCCCGGTGTTATTACTCCTAACATCCCACCTGATAAGTTTAAGCCGATATTAGATTCTCAATTAAGGGGCGTGACAACGAATGAAACGCAGGTATTGGCCTTACTTCGAGAGAACATTGAGGACAATAGTTCTAGTGAGCAGTTTGGTGGTCAGGCTATAAAGAAGAATACTACTGCAGAAGAGGTATCAACCGTCCAAGCACAGGCTGAGAGGCTCTTTGGATTGACTGTATTCCCTGCTGCACTCCTCGAAAAGAAACTTGCAGAGAAGTCTATTCCTATATTACTGGCCAATTGGTTCGACCCTGTCGATGAAGTGGTCGACAAAGTCCTAAACTCGCTCGTACCGGTGTTTAGACGCTCTAACCTTGAGAAGCCTATCGATGGTGAGGGAATAGGGCAAGAAATCGTTGAAGTCGTGCCGGGTGCTACTCCTAGTCCTTTCGAAATCTTTGAAGAAGAGAAACGAGTTACTAGAGAGACAGGTATTCCTACTCGTAAGATAGTGCTCTCGGCTGAGCAGATACGAGTCGCTAAGAATACATATCGTGTGGCTGTTGTGCCAACACCTAAACGAAGCTCTAACATGCAAAAGGCTATGTTCCAACAGGAGACCAATGTGTTTGCATTATCGCCTAACTTCTCTATGGATTGGTTCGAGGAGAATGCAGCCACCACATACGGCCGTAATCCTCAAAAGGTATTCAACCGACAAGGTGGGCATGTTGATCCTAGTGTTGCGAATGGTGTCAAAGCTCCGGGTGCTCCTGCTAATCCTGTAGTAAAAGATAAGGATATAGGGGCAGGTGGTCAAGTATAATTAAAACAACATGATAATAACCAGACTAAAACATGCATGGCGTGCTCTATGGGGTGAGCCTTATGAAGTTGAGAAGGTCATTGAGCGCGATGTTATCGCTAAACGTAACTTCTTAGGTTCTATTGATAAAGAGCAGGTCGAGTACGTCAAGAACATGAGAGAGGAAGAACGTAGAGACCATGTTGGCTCTGTATCTGTTATCTTTCAGAAGGCAGCCTTTAAGCGCGAGCTCAATGCTCTCATGGATACGCAGGTGTATTGGATGGGAGAGAAAGCCGATGGTGATCGTCAACATCTCTTTGGTAAGGGAACACTGAATGGCATTCAGTTGGTGTTTGAACGTTTTGAGCTCCTTGATTCAGAGGCACGTGATCGTTCTAGACCTAAGGAGGCGGAAGATCCGCTTGAGAAGTACAATATATTATCAGAGTTTTCAACACCTCAGTGATATGAAGATTCACTACATCATCAAAAGGTGGTATTATTTCATTAAGCATTGGCGAGGGTGTCCACCAGAGGATGTGGCAGGAAATGTCAGACTCTCGTTATGTAACAAGTGTCGCAGGTGGAAGTATGGCGATTCTAGGGTCGAGGCCATCATGGAAACGTTAAAGCGACAAGGGAAGTAATTATTCGTTAATTCACATAGATATGTCTGATTTAGAAAAAAAGACCATTGAGACAGCCGATGGTGAAAAGGTTGAAGTATATGATGCAGTGCAAGTCGAGGAAGCTATCAAGACTAATGAGGATGGCTTAAAAACTGCAACAGGTGAGAAGGAGAAGATCGAGGGTGAGCTTAAGACAGCCACTGAAGCCCTTGAGAAAGTTGACGAGAAAGACAAGGACTTCAAAGAGCTCCGAGAAAACAAGGAGAAGCTTGAGGTTACTCTTAAAGAAAAGGACACTGCTCTTGAAACTGTTACTAAGGAGAAGACAGACCTTGAAGAGAAGCTTGGTAGCACGGAGCAGAAGTTCCGAAAGGATACATACATGAAGGGTCTTGTAGGAGATGACAAAGAGCTTAAGGACAAGATTGAGCTGCATCTCGAGAAGACAGTCGCAGGAATGCCTGAGGGTACAGAAGAAGAGTTGCAGGCTAAGCTTGCAGCCGCATACACTCTTGCTACTGGTATCACTGATACTGACAAACTTAATAGTGTAATCTCTTCAGCAGGTGGTAAAGCTCCAACTGATGCAACTGAGAAAATCTCTGACGATGTAAAGAAGGTCGGAGCTAATTTCGGTTTGGATGAGAAGGATTACGAGAATGCCGATAAGGCAGGATTAATTTAAACCATTATGGAAGACGACAAAACACCGGCAGCAGGTGATAACACAGCTCCTGCCGAAGAGCCAAAGAAAGAAGAGACTGAGGCTAAAGATACTGACGCACCTATTGTTGAACCGCCTGTAGGGCAACCTGCACGTGGAGATGACAGTGAGGTTGTAACCATGAAGAAAGGTGAACTCCGTGGACTCCTTGGTGAGATTGAGGTGAAAGTTACTGATAGGGTGCGTGGTGAGTTCTCTAAGGAAATTGCAGAGCAAGGTAAACAGATTGATGTCCTTACTGATGCTGCTGACGAGAAACGCTTGTACAACGCTCAAAACAAGGGCAAAGGTCCTATTAAAAGCACATTACGAGTGAGTACCTATGAGGGTAAGATCATCTTGGGTTGGGAAATGAAGAAAGATATTGTCCGAAAGAACCCACAAAGCAACGCTTGGATCGAGCAACAGCTTGTTGAGGTTGTCTTTGATGACGACTCAAAGCTTGAGTTCCAGTCTTATTTGCAGTTTGATGATGCAAAGCGTGCCGAACAAAAGCTAGTTAATGTTCTTGGTCGAGAAGAACTTCAGGATGGTAGCGGTCAATACATTTACCGTGTATCACATCCTTTCAAGAAAGGAGAGGAAATCCGGATTGCTAGTCCGTTTGTTAACTAGGTCGATTTATTAGAGAAGTAATTAATTAGTGTCATGGTAACTAAAGAATTAAAGACGATTAAGGATTATACTGAGGCATTGAAGAAGTTTGGTAAAGAAGTTAAGCCGGGTACAAAGCTTGCTCAACTTAAAGCAGCTCATACTCGAGCTTACAATGAGTACGTAAAATCTCAAGAGGCTCCTAAAGAGGAGAAAAAGCCTGTAGCCAAGAAAGCTGCTAAGAAAGCACCTAAGGAGGCTGATGTTGTACCTACATTCAAAAAGGCTAGGTTTCAGAATGTGTACACAATTATTCGTGTGCTAGGAAGTGGACATACAAAGACGCATTACCACTGCAAGGCTAAGGATGAGCAAGGTAATATTCTTACACTCCACGTACCTCACAACTTATTTAACAATTAAATATGTATTTAGGACCAAATGAAATAAAGCAGGTTGTAGACTTAGATGGTGATTCGGTCAATATCCTTTTAGTAAATGGTGACAAGCTTGTATGGAGCAAGTCCATGTATGAGTATTGTGCTACTGAACAGGTGTCTGATCTAACTACACTTGGAGATGCTCGACTACTTAATATCACTCAAAAAGTTGTCAAGGTCTTCTTAGATGAAGATATCACAATAGATGAAATCGAGACTGTTATGCCTCAGGTTTCTAATTTCTTAACAGAGAAAGCTGAAGCAGCAAACGCTCTATTGTGGCGACCTCATATGAGGAACAATCCAGAAGACAAAACACTTTCAGGGTTGCAAGTCTTAAAGAGACGAACATTGAGAGACTTAGATAGTATATTCACATTCATTAATGAAAAAAGTACAGATACAAGTGGGGGACAGAGTGATACTTCTTCATCCGAAGGAGATAGCCCTGATTCTGGGGATACGAAAGGTTAAGTTTGGGGAGATTACCCTCAAAGTTCGTGATGGTATCCCTCAACGCTTTCACAAAGTCATTCTGTTTAATGACCTCGATTTGGATGCGGAATTAAAGGGTATTGAGTGATGGTGTTGATAACTCTTGTGTTCATTGATAGTTGTGGTATATAATTCTAGATAGTAAGCATCTACGAAACTCTCGCGGTGCATCGTACATCTTATTCAGAGTCTTACCTTTATTTAGGGTTAGTGATGGCAGGCTTCGGCAGGTCTATCGTTATCCTTGAATAACAGGAGCTTGGATTCTGAATTAGGTGCACGATGCACCGCTTTGTTTTTAGCAGAGCCATTGGAGTGCACTCGACTTGGACTTCAATGCTTTGCTCGAAAGAGTAATTGGGTCTACCTGTACCGCAAACAGGCCCTTGTCACGAAGTACTGTGACGAGACTTTATTAGAACCTTTTAACCCTTATATAATATGAGTGTAAAAAGACATGCAGGTAGAACAAAGTTAATCTACCTGCCTAAGACCCCTTCTGTTGCATATTCTGCAAATGAGTTTCTAAAGCTAAACAGCTCCGGTGGTATTCGACCTTGTATTTCTGATACAAACGAGATGATCGTGGGTGTTTCTCGCGATTCTCATGCTACAACGGATACAACTAGCGATCCTATCGCAGTTGAAGTTCCTTTGGAGATGTGGATGGAGTGGGAAGTAGACACTGACTCGGATGGTGGAGCAGCGAGTTCAGATGTCGGTGGATTGCGTGACCTAGATACTCTCGGTGAAAACATTGATATGAATGTTACTACTGACAAAGTGTTCTTGGTTACACGAGTTATTTCAGCTACTAAGGTAGTTGGAGTTCTTGCTAAATCAGCAGTTAACTCATTCAACCCATCGTTTGTAATCTCCACTTAATTTTTTATTCATCTTTCTTTGCACTTGGGCAAGTAACGGTCATCCCGGCTTGTGGAATCCAAGAGAGACACGGTTAAGGCATAGAATTAACTTTTGTTAACATGGAATTAAACACAATTTCACTTAGCGACTTCACAAAGTTGGCACAAGTCATCTGGCTTAAGGCTAAGATGTCGATTCCGACATTTGCTCGAAGTTCCGGTATGTTCCGTGTTCTTAACATCTCTGAGAATTCTGGTAATACACGAGAGTTCTCATCGATTGACGACAACGAATACTTGTCATACAAAGGTGAGGGAGACCAAGCAAAGCGTGCGAAAGTACAGCAAGGTTTCACCAAAACTATGACTAAGTTCCGAGTTGCCGAGAACATTGGGATCACATACGAAATGCGTCATGAGAACAAGTATCCTGAGGTAGTCGGAAGACTAACTGGGGGTGGACGCAAGGGGCCCAACACTATGGACCTCGACATGTCACATCAAATCGGGTTCGGTACTGTCACTTCTTATACTGATAGGGATGGACGTACCATTAGTACGACTGTGGGGGATGGACTTGCTCTATTTGCTACAGCTCACACTCTTAGAAGTTCTTCATCTACTTACCGTAACAGGTTGGCAGGTAACCCACAGCTATCACGTGGAGCTCTAGAAGCAATGGAGCGACAAGCTGTTGAGAATACCCTCAACCAATTCGGAGAGAAGATGACTGTGCCTTTCGATCTACTTTGGATCACTGATGATCCTCAGGTTGAGAACACAGCTCTAGAGTACTTGCGTTCAATCGCAGCTCCAGAAGCACCTAACTCAGGAGTAACTAACGTGTACAAAGCGAAGTACAAGTTGGTGAAACTTCCTCGAATTGCTACGACAGCTGCAGGTGCAGTTGACACAGCAAAGCGAAGATACTGGGGTATTGCTTCGTCTGCATTCACTTCAGCTTATCTTGGAGTATGGGAAGAGCCACATCTAATCAACCCAAGCGCCAATTCAAACGCTGAGGATGTGATGACAGATGACTGGGAGTTCCGAAACCGCGCAGGATACGGACTCGTTATCGTTGACGGTAAGTGGGTACACATCTCAACAGGTGACGATGTAGCTTAAAGTTTATTCGAACGTTAATTGATGAATCAGCCTGTGTCTTATAGGACGGTGGTGGGGCTGAAACATCCTAAAAATTATGGTTTATAACCAAAATTCAGGATACGGTCAATCGCAAATGGCAGGTCTGCCATTGATAGGGAGTGGTAAAATCTTCATTGTTGGAGATTCAAGCACGGCAAATCTTTCTCATTTGAAGGACTTGTTTCCTGTCGATCCAGATGGTGATGTTCGATTCCACAGCACAATTGATGCTGCGGTAGGAGCAGGTACAGCCAATGCAGGCGACATAATCCTCGTAATGCCCGGACATACTGAGACGGTTACTGAAGCAGCAGCTCTTGATCTCGATGTTGCAGGTATCTTAGTACTTGGTTTGGGTAATGGGTCTGACCGACCTACAGTTAACTTCACTACTATTAGTACAGCTGATGTTGATATCGATGCCGTTAATGTTACTGTTGAGAACTTGATTTTTGACATGACAGGTGTTGATGCCATTGCTGCAGGTATTGATGTTAACGCAAGTGATTTCACAATGCGCAAGTGTCGTGTTCTCATGGGTGACTCTGATGGTCAAGCCGTCGTTGGTGTCCTTTCGGATACTGGTGTTGATCGACTTACTGTCGAAGGCTGTGATTTCTACGGAGACACTATTGCAGGTCCAGCGGCTGCTATTCGAATCATTGGCGGTATTGAGCACAAGATTCGACATAACAACATTCAGGGTTCATTCTCACAAGCTCCTTTGGCTCTTGTGACAACTGCACCATTGAATGTGTTAATCGAGCACAACAGCTTGATTAACCAAGTGGCTTCAGGTACTGCTGCGATTCAAGGAGTTGCTTCTATGACAGGTGTCATACGATTTAACTCAATGGCACATAGAACTGACGATCTTGGAGGTTGGATTAATACTCCGGGAAGTGTAGATTCATATGAAAACTATGGAACTAACGCAGTTGGTGAAACAGGTGCACTTGATATCACAGGTGGTGTTTCAACCACTTAAGTTTTTATTCGCCCAACGTCTGTCTGGTACGTTGGGCAGGGCAACCAGATCCCTGCCGACCGTATCAGATAGAACCTTAACAACATAATATGGAGAGAAAAATCATTATTTTAGGTTCAGGACCTGATTGGCAATCATGCCCATTCAAGTCAACGGATCGAGAAATATGGGCTGTCGCTAAGATGGTCATGCTCGATCATCCACCTACGAAAGTAGATATGTTATTTTCGATGGACGATATAGATTACCTATTGACTATACGCAGGGGAGATTTTACTAAAGACGAGTTTGTAGCAAATATTAACGACAGAAATGTCCGTTATATTTCTACTCATGTCCGCGATGAGATTGTTAAAAGCAAAGCATTCCCATTCAAGGAGATCGTTAATAGATATCGAGTTCCCTACTTCACTAACACAATCTGTTACATGATTGCGTATGCTCTTTGGAAAGGAGTCACTCATATAGATTTCTATGGAGTGGCCCAGATGGCTGCGTTTGAGTATTCAGCTGAGAAAGCCGGTGTCGAGTTTTGGCTCGGTATGGCAGCAGGTCTAGGGGTCAAGATTAACTTCAAGACCATGACTGCGTTACTCAAGAATCCAAACATGAGCTATCCTTATGGATATGTCGAAACTATCGATCAATTAATGGATAAAGAATCATGAGAAAAATAGCTATCATTGCAGGAGGTAAAGGATTGGACAAGTGCCCATTCGATATGGAGACATGGGTTTTTGGCAAAACTGTCCTACAGGAGGGTCTAAAGCGTGTAGACCGTATAATCCTCATGGACGACATAGAAACGCTTGCAGATGTCCAAAACGGTGTGATTAGCCTTGAAAGATTCAAGGAAGTCATCAAGATGTGGCATTCACCATTTTATTGTGTGAAAGCGTATGATGACATCCCTAATTCCATTGAGTATCCTTTAAAAGAGGTTTCTGATTATTTCGAGACAGATTTCTTCACGAACACATTCTCATACATGATTGCTCTGGCAATTTATGAGGGAGTCGATGAGATCCACTTCTACGGAGTGAGTCAACGTGGATTCTGGGAGTTCTTTGAAGAACGTCGAGGTATGGAGTTCTGGCTTGGTTTTGCTCGAGGCTTTGGTGTTGATATCTTTGTGGAAAAAGATTCGTCATTGCTCAAAAACACCTTTGATAAGCCATACGGTTTTACAAAGAACCGTGCACAACGTGGGGACAAACCACTTCAGTTCGCTAGAGACTTAGTAGAAACTTTAGAAAAAGGCATATGAAACACATTGTAATTCTAGGCAGCGGAGCAGGTTGGCATCACTGTCCTTTCGAAGAATATGGAAAGGATGTTGAAGTCTGGGGTATTGCTAAGATGCTCATGAATAAGAAGTTTCAGGAGATGGAGCATGCGCGCATTGATAAGCTGTTCAATATGGACGACATCATGCATATGCAGTCATTCGATCCTAATAGCCCTCATAAAGTACCGTACACACTTGATTATTTCATTGAAGTGATTAACAAATCAAAGGCTGAGTTGATCACATCATATGAGTATCCTGAGCTTGATAATGTCAAAGCTTTTCCTCTTAAGAAGATCGTTGAGTTATTTGGAGTATTTTATTACACCAATACGATCTGTTTTATGCTCGCTTATGCTTTATGGCTTGATGATGTCGACAAGATTACATTTTGGGGCATCAATCAAACAGGCTCAATTGAGTATCTACGAGAGAGGCGAGGTGTTGAATTCTGGATTGGTCTGGTCACTGGGATGGGCATTGAGCTTCATATCGAGGGGCCAAGCGCACTATTGAAGCCTGACAGGAAACTGTTATACGGTTATAATAGAACACAGCACGAATTAAAAGAGGAATTTAACATCGATATTGATCTATGATAAATGATGAAAACAAAGGAAAGAGCGTAATCATTCTTGGGCAGGGCCCCGGATTCGAACAATGTGATTATAAAGCTGACGAAATATGGACACTCAATATGGGCATGTTCACCGTTAAGAAGCTCGACAAACTCTTCATGACAGACCCAATGGAGCGACGGTCAGCCGTTGCTAATGGATTTTATTGGAAAGATAACAAGCAAGTGCCATGCACTCTTGAGACTCTTAAGGATAAGATTAAGGACGATAAGATTGATTTCATTTCAACATACGCCTATCCTGATCTACCTACTTACAGGCCTTACCCAATACGAGAGATCATGGAAATGATCCAAGTTCCATATTTTGTTAATACGATTACTTACATGATCGCATATGCTATCGCCACAGATGTTAAGAGCATTGATCTATGGGGAGTTAATCAATCAGCACAGAGTGAGTTCGTTTTTCATAAAGCTTGTGTGGAGTTCTGGGTCGGGCTTGCAATCGGTATGGGCATTGGTGTCCATATTCACGGAGGCAGGTCAGCACTTCTTGCAAACTTGGATGGAGTTATCTATGGCTATCGCATGCCGTATCTGACTCTTAAGGATAAACTAGATGAGTCGGGAGAGTTATTATTCAAATTAAACCATAAAAAATCATGAGCAGCAGAGGAAGAGTAACTGGTCGTCTAATGACCGCCGCAGGTGATACAAATATCGATAACGCTTTGAGAGTTACCGATTATAAGCACATTATCTTACATCTTGCTTTTTCAGATACGTCTACCATGACCGCTTCTATTCGCGGAGCCATTGGTGATACCGTGCCTGATTTCAACTCAGCACAGAGTGCTACAAATCGTTGGGATAATATTGAGGTTACTGATCTTGAAGATGGTACAAGCATTGACGGAGATACAGGTATTGCTGTTGTCGCTGATGACAACCGTATCATTGAAATCAACACCAATGGTCTTGATTTTATCTGTCCATTGATTACTGCGTATACAGCAGGTCAATTGGATGTGTATTACACAGCATTCACAAACGAGTAATATGTCAGCGGAGTATCGGAAAAAAATCAATGAACTCCAAGCCGAACTAGAAGGAAAGGCAAAGGAGGTAAACAAAGAATACGAGAAGTTCGATGCTATTTTGGTTAACAAAAAAGCATTACTCAAACGGATTGGTATTCTCAATGAGGATATACTCGCGCGCAAACAGATCATTGATAAGCTTGATGGTCAAATAGAGACAGCTCAAGAGGACTTAGAAAAGAAGTCTGAGAAAGACAAGACCAATAACATAGGTCTTTCTGATGAGCTTACGCTTTTGCAGTCATTGCTAGATAATGCTCAAAGGGAACGACTTGCTATTGAGGGGCTTGAAGCAGATGCAGAGACTTGGAAAGCTAAGGCTGACAAGGCGCAGACTGCATATGCTAAGACACTTCAAAAGTTAATGAAAGCTTCGAATGCTCTTAAGGAAGTACGCAAATCAATGAAGTCTGAGAAGGATGATTTCGAAAAGGATAAGCAGGAGCTCGAAGATGGACAGAAGAAACTTGAAAAGGATAAGGAGAATTTCTATACAATCAAAAAGGATTGGGCTTTTTACGCGAAAAGGCACTTGCGTTTGTATCGTAAGGAGGGTCGTGCGATACCGCAACATTTAATCGACATAATTGAAAACCTTAAATAATATGGGAAGAGTATCATCAGGTGGAGACGAACTTACATTGGCAGAGGAGACTCTTATCGCCAATCTGCAGGCCGGTACAGGGCAAGCGGAAGTTCCTAGTGGAACTATCAACGGTTCGAATACAGCGTTTACGCTGACTAAGAGTCCAAGCCCTGCAGGATCACTTAAATTGGTTCTTAATGGGATCACACTAAAGGCAGGCGGTGAGGACTATACCTTATCTGGTACTTCTCTCACTATGGTTTCAGGGCCACTCACAGGAAGTATATTCCTAGCGTGGTTTTTAATAGATACAGACACTTAAAAATATAATTATGATTACAAAAGATAGAACAGTCCAGATAATTGCACTATTGCTAATTATAGGTGCTTCGTTTTCATTTTCTGCTTTCAAGATGGTTGAAGCAGGAAGATCAACTGACGGTGGGCAGACTCAGATTCTTGAGACTACTGCGTTCGGTGAGCAATTGGTAGCTGAACTTCGTCCTCAATTTCAAGGTTCGTTTGAGTATACTGTAAATAATACAGCACTCTTTACACTTTCAACTACTTCAAATGCCACCATCACACAAGACAGTGGTATGGCAGTACTTCAGACTTCTACAAACTCAAATGAAGTCGCTAATTTCAAAAGTAAGCAGCATGCCAAGTATAAGCCGGGAATGGGTGGAGTGATTCGATTTACTTCATTGTTTACTTCTCCGATAGCAAGCACAACTCAATTGATAGGAATAATGGATGCTACAAGTACGACCGCTTCTTTCAAAAATGGTTATGCAGTTGGATATGTAGGTACTGGGTTTGGTTTCCATGTATGGGCCAATAGTGGGACTACCACAATTGCACAAGCTGATTGGGATGATCCTATGGATGGTACAGGAGATTCTGGTATGAAGCTTGATCACACTAAGTTGAATATATTCTACATTCAATATCAGTATCTTGGAGCAGGAGCAATTAATCTCTTTGTAGAAAGTGATAGGACTGGCAATCCTGTATTAGCACACAGGATTAATTACGCAAACAAAAATGTAACTCCATCGGTTCACAATCCTAATTTTCACTTTACTATGGAAGTTGATAATGGGATTACGACCAGTAACATGATAATAAAGTCATCTTCCTATGCTTATTTCATAGAAGGAATAACTTCATTTATAGAATTACACCAACCTCAATTCTCATCAGATGTTTTGTCCACGACAACTGTGACTACCGAAGTTCCTATATTTACATTAAGAAATAAATCCACTTATGTGGGTAAAGAGAACTTCATTGATATTATTTTAGAGCATTACGGTGGTTCAATTGAAGCTAACTCTGCTAATAATCTAGGTGATATACGTCTAATTAAAAATGCTACATTAGATGGGAATGAGTCTTATTCAGATATAAACTCTCGGAACTCAATAATGGAAGTAGATACTACAGCCTCTACAGTCACTGGAGGTACAACTATTATAAACATTCCCCTTGCAGGCAAGAATGACAAAATTGTAGAGAATGTATTGAATCTAAAGATTATTCTTAATCCGGGAGAGACAATAACATGTGCCGGTACGAGTGCTAACTCCGCCACAATGAATTGTCAAATGCTCTGGCAAGAACTATTTTAATCATTAATTATAAGACCTATGAACAAATTTAAGGACATTGTAGTACTCGCTCTAATCATCATAAACGTTGGTATATTTGCCAACGTCGCTAGAGCTGCGACTCTGGTATTCGTACCACAAGGGGGTACGGGGTTTAATACTGCCACTGACGGTGGTGTGGTAGTAGGTAATGGCTCAAATGCCTTACAGGTCACTGCGGTAGGTACAGCGACTCACGTCCTTACATCTAATGGAGCAGGTTCTGATCCAACATTTCAAGCAATACCTGCAGGAGGTTCTACTCTCCATGTAGACGGAGGTGGGTTTGTATTTCCTCAAGGCGGAGACTTCCACTCAGCACCTTATTATGTTGGTACGTCGACTTCTGCAACATCAACAATACAGCAGTTATGGACGAGTGTTTTTCAGGCAGGAACTATAATTGAGACACCTGCTATAAATGCTACCTCTACATCTGTCGGGTCTGTATTTGACGATATTTTAGCTGTAGATGTGTCAGCTACAAATATCATAATCAGTGGAGATACGATAAATGATTTCGCAGGTACAGGATTAACGGTTTCTGGGAATGCATTAAATGTTGATGCTGCACAGACTCAGGTCACTTCAGTTGGAGCATTAGATGGGGGTTCTATCACAGCTAACTTTGGAACAATAGACAATGGCGCTTCTTCAATTACTACTACAGGAACTATAAGTGGAGGTATCTTTGCATCAACTAATGCTTCCGCTACATCTACCTTTGTGGGGGGGCTTATTATAGACACTTCAGGATTTGTTTATGATCACCAAACAGGCAATGTCGGTATCGGCACGACAAGTCCATCAAGTGCATTAGAAATAGATGGAGATTTGATGATAAATCCATCATCAGGCAATGCAACAATATTCGGTGATTTGAATAGTGTAAATTCATTTAGAATAACATCTAATGGTTCCACTCTCTTTATAGATAACAGAAATACGGGGAGCATCATATTCAGAACAGAGGAAAGTGCTACTGTCCTTACACTCGATAACTCACAGAACGCTACGTTTGCGAATAATATAATAATAAGTGGAGATTCAATCTCTGACTTTGCTGGACGTTCTTTATCTGTTGTTAGTAATGTATTAGATGCAGATGCAGAACTTTATACAGAAAGCATTGCAGGAAACTTACACGCCACGTCATCTAACGCTATCGCTACTTCATCTAGTGCATGGTTATCAAAACGATTCCATCAAGCAGCCACAATAACGCAAATAGATTGTGAAGCATTAGATGCGGGCACGTCTACAGCACAAGTTAAGATCGATGGAACAGATGTGCTATATGGTACAGGCATCACTTGTGGAGCAGACAATAACACAGCCTCGTCCACGCTTTCAAGCACAGCGATTTCAGCAGGAAGTGTTGTTACGATTACTTTACCAGATGCTGAGCCAACAGGATCACGGCCACGATTAGTCATACCTACAATAACATTCACATATGATGATTAAAATATATGATTGGATAAAACAAAAGTTTGTATGGCTGTTTATAGGCAGTGTTGCCTTTGCAGGAGGAGCTTATTTGGTTGAAGAATCTATTGGAATGTTTAATAATGATCCCACTTATTTTGCAGAAATAGATAAGGACGATGTTGTAATGAGAGTGATAGTAGCTAGTCAAGAGTTTATAGATTCTGGTAGAGTTGGCGACCCCTCAAATTGGGTAGAAACTTATATGGACGGTTCTAAAAGAAAGAATTACGCAGGGAAGGGCTATAAATATGATAAGAGACTAGATGCCTTCATTTCTAAAAAACCACACGAAGATGCAATACTCAATGAAGACACCGCCCAATGGATTATGCCCGTGATTGAAGTTGACGACAAAGTAGGAACAACTACAGCAACAACTACATGAAAAAGACAATCTTTAGTTTAATACTTACTTTATTACTGGTATTTACTCCTGTTATAGCACTGAGTGCTACTGTAGATACTTTAGTACAAGCAGGAGGAGGGGGAGGAGGAACAGGTGCTGGTGCAGGAGGAGGAGGGGGAGGATATCAAGCTGACACTACTTTTGTCGTAACTGAACAAGAATATACTATTACAGTAGGGGCAGGAGGTCCAGGTGGTATTTATGGAAATGACCCTAACTCAGGAGCAGATGGTAACGATTCCGTATTTGATTCAATAACTGGAAATGGCGGAGGAGGTGGTGGCTCAAGAGACAGAGGCGACCATGTTGGTAGAGACGGAGGCTCTGGCGGAGGAGGGGCTAGTACAGTTATAACTGTAGTTATACAAGGAGGTACTGGAGACCAAGGATTTGACGGTGGAGATGGGATACATATGCCTGGCGGTAATGGTCTTATTGGTGGTGGCGGTGGTGGGGCAAGTGAAGCTGGTGGAGATTTTGACGATACTATTCCTCGTAATGGTGGAGATGGCGGGGAAGGAATATCCAACTCAATTTCTGGTTCTGCTGAAATTTATGGTTCAGGTGCGGGTGGGTGTATACAAGATGTTCATAATGACCAAGCCTTAGCAGGAGATGGTGGAACAAATGCAGGAGATGGCGGACTTTATCATACTGGTTCAGTTAGAAGAGAACCAACAGCTGGTACAGCAAACTTCGGAGGAGGAGGAGGTGCACACCCTACAGATGGCGCAGGGAAAGCTGGGGGTTCAGGCATCATTATTATTGCCTTTGCTACAGACGGCTCTGACGGGGTCTCTCCCGACTCAACATTCACAGGTGCTTCAAATACTAAAACTACAAGTGGAGCAAACACAATTTATACATTCAATGAAAGTGGAACATGGACAATGGTGGCTGCTGAAGAAGAAGAGGATTACAACAACTCACAATGGATTCTTGCCCCGATGCATAAGCTAGTTAGATCTCTTATTGGTTTATTACATTTTAAAGTCTAAATATGGCGGATAAAGACCAAATGACAACAGAAGAACGACTAGAGGAGATGGAGTCTTTTATGGACTCTTTCAAAGATTTTAAACTCGGTCAGCTTAAATATCCACCTGATGTCACTACAAAGAAGAGTGTTGAGGAGTCGGTTGATTCTTTCATGTCAGACAAAGTCTTTGATCTCAATTGGGATAATTACTTTTATTTTCAGACTTTCTTTGAGAGTTTAGACGGTTGGAATCTTCAGGATACAGGTACTTCAATTGTATCAAGGTTAGGTGTTCATCTTCAGACAGGTACGACGTTAAATGATCAATCGAGTATTGATAAAGAGCCAGTGTATCAGAATGTCTTATCGTTTGATCGTAGGAGTATATTTACATCATCATTCTTTTTGACTTCAACATCTGAAACGGAAGCATTTATAGGAATAGGGGAAGTTAACAACGGTGTCACAGGAGCTCATATGGGATTCTTTGTAAACGATACTAAGCTCTTTGCTTCGTGTGCAGATGGCACAACACAAACGACTCTGGAACTATTAACTATTTCAACGAATCATCCTACCACGATTGATCCTATTTATTTTGTTGAGCTCCGACTTACTCCCGGTGAGAAGATTGAGTTTTATGTTCGAGTGAACTATACAGGTGATCGTGTGTTAATGGGTACTATTACCACAAATATACCTAGTGGTCAGATGTTCGAATGGTTAGGTGCTCGAGTAAAGACTACAGATACTAATGCATCAGAGTTGAGGTTTGGACATATGGAATATGCACAACAACGTAAAAACATATGATAATACGAATACCGAACAACCGAAGATCAGAATGGAGAGGGGTGTTTCCTAGTAAGTATGATGGTGATTTCCATCAGACTTTTAATATAGACTTCGAGAGTGTACCCGGTAATGCAATGCTTTCTGGTATGCACCGTTTACTTAGAGAATCTGATAGTGATGATCTTTTTGATATTCCTGAGAAATTCATACGACACGAGGCTGACGGCACACTGCGATATTGGGCTATTACAGAGGGTATGCTTTTGAGTACTTTGAATTCAAGTGCAAGTAGTGCATGGACTGGAGATACTACTTCAGGTTCGCCATTAACAGGTATTCAGGACGCTATCATACATGGTGATTCAGATCTTTCAGATACAGGTGAATCAGATCGTTTAGTTGTCGCTAATTTAACCACTTTAATGATTCTTAATAGGGTTGGTGGTTTGAATGCTTGGGATACTGATTGGTGGACCGCAGTCGATTCTGATGGTGGACTTGGTCAGACAGCTCTTAAGTCAGGTGACCATTCTCTTGCTCGGTTACAGAAACTAGCCGTTGTTGGTGATCTTAGTGCACTACATACCATTGATCGTAATGATGTTGTTAATTACCAACGCCTAAAGTTTCGTGCAGGATATACAGAAAAATGTATATACACTGGTCCGGAAAGGTTTTGGATAGGTCTTGGGCAGGACGACCGTCCGGGTGAGGGTACTATTATCGAATGGGATGGTTCGCGTGAATCTTGGAATAGGGAATATCCATTTGTCGGTACTCCTATATCTGGTTTCGTAGCCGATGGTATACCTTATTTTATAAATCATTATGGTCAAATAATGAAATATGATGGAAGTTCGTTTAAGCCTTTTGCAGCATTTCCTAATTTTTATGAGAATGAACATTTTTCTATTGCTGCAGGAACTGTCGACAGGATAACTAAATATGCGTGTGAGGTAGAGGGTAATATAGTAAAGATACTCGCAGGCAAACCTCTCGCATCTCATAAAATGAGGGCAGGAATTTGGCATCTTAATCTAGATAATGGAAATCTATATCATCATCAGTCACTTGGAAGTGATACAGGGGGTACTGTCGTGGATCATGGACAAGGTCAGTTATTCCGTGTTGGTGGTATTTTAAGTATCAAAGGAGATAACGATGGTATTGCAACTCCTAGCTTACTTGCCGGTGGGGCACATTACACTGATTATACTTCAGGAACTGCTACCGCTATTTACAGGCTTGATAAGAATGTCGAATCAGGGTCAGTGGCTGCACGCGGTTATATTGTTACCCCTTTCATAAAGGCGAGATCAATAGAGGAAGATTTTAGAAAACTAACTGTTTTGTTTAGACAATTTGTTGATTCAGGTAATAAGATATCTGTTAAATATCGATCGTTACATCCTTTACAAGCATTGGGTACTGTGATGAGTAGTACTGCTGTTTGGGTCACTGATACTCACTTCACTACAATCGTTCCTACAGGTGTCAAAATAGGCCATGAAATTGAGGTTGTCGCGGGACAGAATGCAGGTCAGATGTATCATATTTCAGTCCTTAATGATACAGACGGTGTGGCCACTACACCTGATGGTGCAACTAACCTTGATGTGTCTATTAGTGAGGCTGCATTAGAGGACGCAACACGAAGCGCGTTAGTGCTTTATGATAATTGGCGTTTAGTTGAGTTGTTTAGTGACACTGGTCAGACTACAAGTTATCACGAGTTTGTATTACCTGCTGACGATTCAGATGGTAATATATTAACTAACGCCACTAGAATGCAGTATAAGATTGAGCTTCGTGGAAATGCAATGGAGGTTGAACAATTATTAGCTCTAATTAAAACGCACTTTAGTGCTAACGAATAAACATGTCATATATATACTCATATACAAGCGTAGTGGACGCATCTCAAGGACTTGCTCATGGTGGAACAAGTAACGTCAAGAAGTTGCGCGAGCTCATTAACCGGTCAGTTCGTGAGGTTAACGCTGTAGTTGATCTTCGAAGTGCTAAGCGTAAAGCTCAGATGTCGCCTGCCCTTTCTCAGGACCAATATCGTTATACTAAACCTGCTGATTTCAAAGGCCTTGGTATCGTAGATATTAAGCCACAAATTCACAGAACTGAGGGATTCCGTGGGGAGTTCTTCCTTACTAGCCCAGAGAATTTTGATAGATACAAACGTTCATATAGAAATTTCTTGGCAATTGATAATCACGACAACATTGGTTCACTATTAGTATCAGCCGTTCTTGATAGCAATAAGACCACTTTACATGACTTTGATTCCCTCTTAGGTAACGGAACGGTGGATGCTGACTCAGACAACTCTGCAGCCAACAACCAAACACTAGATAATAATAACTTCGTCAATGGTACAGCCAGTGTAAACTTTGATGTCGACACATCTGGCACATCAGCGGAGATTGATATAACTGGTATGACTTCGGTTGACCTCACTGACTATGAGGGCGAATCAATTTTCTTATGGATGTATATCCCATCAGGTTCACAGAGTTCCGTTTCTTCAGTTGATTTAAACTGGGGAGATGATTCTGATAATCATTACAATCGTCAAGTCACTGTCACTAATGAGGGCCTAGCATTCCAAGCAGGTTGGAATCTACTCAGATTTGACTGGGATGTTTCAGTTGCTACAGATGGTACACCTATTATTACATCAGTTGATTTTGTTCAGATCGTCATAACCTTAAGTGCAGCTCTCGCTACTCAGACAACTGATTGGCGTGTTGATTTCCTTGTTGCGCGCAGAGGTATTCCACATGATGTCATCTATTACACAAAGTTTGGATGGACCACCTCATCGGATGTATATCTTGAGAATAGTACAGCTGATACTGATTTGGTTATTGCTGATACAGATGAACTTGATCTCATATTATCACGACTTAATTTCAATCTTGCTCGAGCCAATAGAGCTCCACAGAACGAGAAGAATGAAGCAAAGCAAGAGTGGCTTGAGGCTAAAGAAGATTATCAGACTAGAAATCCATCAGAGGCTAAGGTATTGACTGAGTCCTACTATGAACTAGGTTCAATAGGAGATGATCGAGACTTAGGTTCAGTCTTTGATAGAGACATAACATAATTATGTCTAAAAAAGTTTCATTAAAAAAAGCAGGTGACAATGTAGAAATCCTTGAAAATGGAAAGAGGGTTGCTACTACGACAGCAGATCAAGCTGAGGGTCTTGCAAAGGGGCGAGGCGGTGAGTTCATTGGATTTGACGAATTTGTTGCTGACAATGCTTCAGGTGTCGCATCATCAACTACCGTTCGAAAGGATATTAAAGATAGAGGAGAAGACCCTGCAAAGATTGAGTTTGGTTCTGAAGAGAAATTTGATGAGTTTAAGGATCGTGTAAAACCAGAGGGTGGTGCTCCTGAGCGCGGTGAAAAACGTGTAGATGAATTCACTCGTTTACGTGAAGAGGCAGGTGTTGAGGAAATTGACACCGAGCTTGAGACTAATCGTTCTGAACAGGAGAGTCTTGTTGCTAATTTTGAGAAGTTTAAGCGTAAAGAATCTGAGGGTCAATCTTCAGGATTTGCTCAAGGACGTATTACAGAAGAACAGCGTAATGTTCAGGAGCGTATAGATATTTTACAAAGACGTGAAACTATACTCAATAACCGACTCAAGACCAAGAATGCTGCGATTGAGACTACAATGAATCTTACTGAGAAAGATTTTAATGAAGCTCGAAAAGAGTATGAGTTTGAGTTCAATAAAAATCTCGCTATTCAGACTGCGTTTAAGTCAGAGGAAACAGCACAGATGTCACATGATCGTGCTACATATAATACGCTCACTAATATGTTCGCTAATTCCAACAAGGAGTTTGGTGATCTAACCACTGTTCAACAGCAACAAATCACAGAGCTTGAAATGAAGATCGGATTACCTGTCGGCACATTTGAGTCACTTGCTACCACGAAGCCTAAAGCTAATGTTATTCAGTCTGGCAAAAGCACTGACGCAGAGGGTAATGAATTTGCATGGATGATCGTGCAAGGCGAAGATGGAAATCCTGAGATTATACAAACATTCACAGGTGGTTCAAAGGCAGTTCCTAAAACAGATGAAGAGAAAGAAGCTGAAAAGAAAGCGAGATTTGATAAAGCACGAACAACAGTTGATGAGGAAACAGAGTCAACATTCGCTGAACTGAAGACTAAACTTATCGAGGAAGGACTTACTACTGGTGAGGCTACGGCAATTCTTGAAGAGAAAGGACGATCTAAAAGTGAAGTATTTCTTGATGATACTAAATTGAAATCTGTGTCGACTGCACTTCTTAAGGCTGCATCCAAGTTTGGAGTCAGTAAAGAGGATGAACTGGCAGCAGCACAAGCACAGATACGCTCAGGTTCTATAACAGTCAAAGGTAAGAAGGTCATATTAACACCTGCACAACAGGATAAGATAATTGCGTTCATGGGCAAGGGTCGCACGGCAGTGCAGCGAGTCTTACCGAAAGGTGAATAAAATTATCTTATATGCTATTTAGTTTTTTCAAAAAAAAAGACGGAGAAAATAATGAATTTCCAAGTCTGTCTAGCTTTATTACTGCACGGCCGTTCAGTGATTTGGGGAATATACAGACAACTACTCCACAAGTCAAGGTTGAAGAACCTGTAGTTATAAACGAAGCACCTGTACGCAAAGAGCCTATTTCATCTCCGTTGTCTTTTAATGTAGTTGCTCCGGTAGATACTACAGTTGATGTGGAGAGAAATCAGAATATCGACTTTTTAGGTAATATCTGGGGAGTCCAGACTTCTACACCTCAAGCCATAGAAAACACAGGTTTTGTCGCAGAACAGTTTAGCCGTGCATTATTTGCAGGTGCTCAAGGTGTCAAAGATTTTGTAGGTAATACAATTCCCAAGACAGCTCTCACACTCACTAAGGCAGCGATTGAGAATGTTGCTAGTAATCCGGGACTTGATATACCGGGCTTTGGTCCTATCTCTCTTTGGAAACCAGAAACATTGGCAGGTTTTGAAGACAAGAGTGTTGCTAAAATAAATGAGATTAGTGATTTTCTTGATCGCGAGCGTGTGAAGAATCTAGCTGAACTTGGTGTCACTGCAGAAACATCTATATTCGATCCTGCAAAATTCACATACAGTGTCACAAGCGGTCTTAGTTCTGTCGCATTGGCTGTAGCTATCACAATGGCCACAAAAAACCCTACACTGGCTGCTGTGGCCCTTGGTGGACTCGAGGGAACTGAGACATACAACAAGGCTCGTAGGGCAGGGAAAGATCCTCAAGAAGCTCTTAATATCGCATCTGTGGACACCGCAGGTATAGTCTTATTAGAGCGTTTAGGCCTTGAATTCATGTTTAAAAGCTATGGAGGTAGCAAACTCTATGGTGCAAGCGTGCGAGCTGTTTTGGAGACAATACAGGAAGAATCACAGCTATTGTGGTCTACACTCGTTGAGAAGGTAGGTTTTAATCCTGACTTACCTCTTGATCAGTTATTAACTGAAATGGCTGAAACTTTCGTTGTCACACTTCCAGTCGGCTTTATTGCCGGTGGAGCGTTTGAGATTGCTGCAACCGAGGAAACTATAAACACACTTAATGAAGAGTTCGGTATCGATAAACGAACAGGTGCTGAGGTAGTAGAAAAAGTGAAAGAAGGTGTCGTCAAAGCCAAGGATGAGTTTGGTGAGATACTTGAACGTGCATCCAATGATCAGCGTGGTTTTATAAAAGTACCGGGAATCCCGGAAGAGGCAGATGTTACACCTGTGTCTGAATCTTTAGTTAAAGAGGTGCAGAAGTTTGATACTGCGGAAGAGTTTGTTGATGCTCAACCTAAATTTTTTCATGGCACATCAGCAGAGGAATTTGATCAGATAAAAGGTAATGAGGACGGCTTAGTTTATTTGACTGATATAAGAGAAGAGGCGAAATTCTTTTCTGAAAATCTTATAGCAGGCGGTGGGGTTGGCAAAGGAACACCTCGAGTATTAGAGTTTACTATTATTGATGGGAAGACTAAAAACATATCTAAACAAGTTACAGATTTTGTACTTGAAGAGGATGAAGATATTGATCCTGTTGATACTCTTGATGATGTTATAGCTCGAGAAGCAGAAAAAGCAAGAAATGATGGATTTAGATATTTAGAGTTTGAACATCCTAGCTCAGTTAGTGATAAAGATTTCTTAGCAAAGATCAGTCTATTTCCTGAACAGGATATAATTACTGAAACACAACTTACTAATATCTTTAATAAAACAAAAGATATAGAGCGAGCACAACTTCTTGATGGACAAGTTGAGTTTGATTTAACACCTGAACAAGCAATAACTGAGTTCAGAAAGTTTTTTGATCAGAATGAAGTTAAATTTATAATCTCTGATGAGATAGGTACAGCACTTGAGAGAGGTGACACTCTCGGTTTATTCACAAAGAAGCCAAGACCTTTTAGCCCAGAGTGGATTAACATTGTTGATGTAGTTCAAAAGGATGGAAAGGTAAGCAGTCAGACTGTGTATCACGAGTCTTTTCATGCATTCTTTAATAACTTTGTAGACAACGACACACGGCAGGAAATATTCGCACAGATTAAAGCTAATCCCGGAGCAATCTCTCAGAAGCTATATCCGCACGAGAACTATATATCAGCTGACGAACGTGCAGAGGAGTGGATGGCAGATGATTTCGCTAAGTATATGAGGAGCAAGACTACGAGTGAACAGTATGGCGGTTTCTTACGTCAGCAATGGGAGAAGCTATTAGAAGCTATCCGTACATGGATCAGACGATCGTCAGGACTTGAACAGATTTACGACCAAATAATAACAAAGGGACGAACAGGTGTGTTTACTGAGGGTCATCCTGTTACACGATTCAAAATTAATAAACGGAATTTTAAGTTACCTCAAACAGCAGAGCAACAGAAAATTTTTGATGATGCGTCTAAATGGATTATTGATTGGATTAGTGCGCGTAGTACAAAATCACCGTCTTTAGAGATTATTACATGGTTGTCACAATTTAAAGGGAAGAGTGCTATGAGTTTGTTTAGAGGAACTGTTCCTAATGAGAAATCTAAGAAGTTTGTATCGTGGACTCATGATCATCAGACCGCTGAGGAATTTGGTGTTGAAAAAAAAGGTGGAAGAGTTATCGAAGAAATCATTCCTAATAACAGGATTCTTGTCGATTTCAATAAACTTACGGAGGATTCTGATGTCTTTGACCTTGTTCTTGATTCCATATCTGATCTAGGACTTAGGTCTGCAATTGAACATTTTTTTGAGTCTGAAGGAGAGGTTGTTGTAAGCAGTGAACCACTACCAAACAACATCGAAGGCTCCGGTGTATTACCACGCAAGGTTCAACCTAGAGTCGAGATTGCAGACCCAGAGGTTGAGATTAAGTCAGGTGATAGCGAAGTAGTTAATCGTACAGAGGAATATCTCGGAATCAGCCCTGCTCTTAAGAAGAGGATCAATACTTTTTTCCGACCATCACGATCACAGAATGCGCGCGCATTCTCTTTATTGGGAAACAAAGACACCACAGTACCTCTCTTTAGGGAAGTGTTCACTAAGTGGGTAGAGGGTGGCACAGAGATAATTGTTGAACCATATGCCGGTGCGTACACTCTTGGTACTCATTCTTTGGAAGATCCAATTAAGGCCGGACTCAAGGAGTATCACTCAAACATTTTCGATCGCGAGAAGTTCCTTATCGTTAAGGCTATTCAGGATGGCAAGATAGATGAAGTCATAAAACACGAAGAGGATGCTGTAAAGACACTCTCTGATTCAATACGAAAACACGCATCTAATGCTGAAGTCAAATCGCTACTTGATGAGTTCTTCAAAGAGCATCCTGATTCATTTATTGGATCAAAGGAGTTCCACTCATTCGTCACGGAACGTCCTATAGGCTCTCAGGTAACTGTCTATGAAGATGATCGCAAGGCGTGGGCCAAGACATTTCAAGGTGCATACAATGAGTTGTTTACATCTAAATTTACATCAGACGATCTATCAGATGCTGTCCTTAATGAATTGATTAAAAGGACAGGTATGTTTGGAGGTAAAGGTCAGAGTCTTATAGGAGTCAACGGATTCCGTCCTTTCGAAGCGCGCGTCTTTGGTAAGTTCGGTCAGATTGCAGCATTCAAGCAAATTGATAAAGTCTTTAATCTTGCAAAGGACAATGATGCAGAGATTTTTCTATACAACGAGGATGGTGCAAAATTAGTCAACAGGCTAAATTTAGCCCCTGAGGTAACAGCTTATTATCTTGACCCACCATACACACAGTCGGCGGATGTGTATGAAAATGCCAAAGAACTGGCTAATTTCGCATCAGGTGAGGCATTGGTCGCATCACACGATAAAGTCTTCACACAGGGCGAGAATGGGGCAAAACTAGCCTTTACAAACGATGTAGATGCTGAGTATATCGAGTCTGTGTCTAAAAGCACCAGAGGAGCTCAAATCTTTGCATACAAGGAGGGTGCTACCCCTACCTCTCTTATTGTTTCAGATGAGACAGAATCAATCATCACTGATGCTCTCAAGGTAGAGGGTAAGCTTGTTGGTGGTGAACGTGAGGAAGTGGCTCGAGTCAAAGAGCTCCAAAGAGAACTTCAGTTATCAAATCTTACAGTTTCACGAATTAAAAAGGACTTAGGTATTCACAATATCAAGTCTGCATCCGATGAGCAGTTGGATGATCTCATTACATTTATGGATACTCTCGAAGAGGGTGACAAGTTCCTTACTTCAATGCAAATGGACGCACTTGAGGACTTCATTGATCTTTCGCTTTTCAATAAAAAATTAGAGTTCATCACACAGCGTGAACTTAGCGAAACATACGGAGAACTCACTGATATCGCAGAGGGTCGCATCACGAAGTTTATTGCTGACGATCTATTCCCATCAGTTGATCTCAAAGAGAAGAACCCACTTGTTAAGCGAACGGTTAATCTTACTGATACTGCAATTGCTCAAGGTGAGAAGAATGCAGAGAAGAGAGCAAAGGAGCTCAACGTTATGTTTAAGAAAGCCGAGAAAGAGCGTAATGCACTTCTTACTCCAAAGCAGAGAATTTCACGAAAGTTATTGCCACAGAATCCTGAGATGTTCAGGGTGCTTTCAGGAGAGACAGGAATTCAATTGACTCCGGGTGAAGCGGCAATCATTGCTCGACTTAAGAATTTCTTTGTAAAGGTGCGCGGTGAGCAAGGGCTTGATCTAGAACGTACTCGTCAGAATTACATCACACACATGGAGACAACGTGGACTGAGAAGATATTCAAGCATGGGGTAGTTGAAGGATTGAAACGTATTGTTAATGCTCGCAGATTACAACCTCTTGAAGAGAAAATCCCTGTAAATATAATGCTTGAACTTGATAACATTATTGGCTCAGAGAAGTTCTTCAGATTTGCTCTTGAGAGAACGGATCAGGTAGATCCATCATTTAATCTCAGGCGAGTCGTTAATGCATATTCTGAAATGTTTGAGGAGAAGATGGCACTTGATCGTATACTTCCAGAGAGTCAGGCCATGGTTCAGTTATTGCTTAAACCGCGTACTGCCATGTGGCAGAAGAGGTTCTTACAGAATGTCAAAGGACGAGGACTTGATTTCCGATTCCGTAATGGCAAGTTTGGATGGCTTGCTAAGATTGCTGATAACATCATTACTTTAGGATATTTCAAACTCCTTGCTCTCAACCATTGGTCAGGTCTTACAAACTGGGTAGCAGGTACTGCCAATAGTTTTATAAATCAGGACTTCAAGAAGTTCATGACAGGTAAGCAGCGATTTGTTACGAGTCCAAAAAGGGCAGTCAAGATTGCCAATGATCATCACATCATGGAGGGTGCTTTCTATGAGTATATCTCCACAGGTATTCTTGATAAGTTTAAGAAGACTCGCGATTGGGCGTTTATCTATCAGAGACTTGGTGAGTGGGAGATTCGTTCAGCTATCATGGCAGGTGAGATGACAGAAGCTGAATGGGAATCTGGCAAGTTGTCAGACGAGCGTGTGCGAGAGATTAAGGACTTGATCGCTATCACTCAAGGTATGTTTACTAAAGTTGATTCCCCTCTTTGGGTACAAACATGGTATGGACGGTTATTCTTACAAATGAACCGATGGCGTATTACAAACTTCAATATGATCAGACGTATTGGCCCTAAGGCAGTCAAAGAAATCCGCGCAGGTAATCTCAAGGGTCCTAATGCTATTAAATTACTTAAAGCCCTCGTCTTATATGGTTTCGGAATGTGGCTCTCATTTGAACTTGCAAAATCAGGTCACAAACGTGCTGCTAAAGTGGCTAAATCAATGGCAGAGGCGTTCAACTCTATTGTCGAGTTGTTTACTACTCCTACTATCCTCAATATGTTTACTCAAAACCCATCACTCTCATTCATGGGAGAGATATTCTTTTCAATGCAAGAGCTCGCGGATTATATCGGTATTCCGGGAGCTGAAGCACCGAGAAGTATTGAGTTCAGAAGTGGGGTCGAAGATACGTTTATTTCTCCTATTGATCGTACAAGCGAGTTGCTTGGTATTGGCGATGGAGATATTGGGTTGGATACAGATTTATTAGGCCTTGATCTTGATCTCGATATTGATTTAGATCTAGATATTAATTTAGAAATATGAAAAAACAGGAAACAACTGCGTTGAAGACATTAGAGGATAGGTTCGATAAACATCTTGAGATATATGCTGAAAATGGCAAGGAACTTGCACGTGTAGCCACAAATCAGGAGTGGTTGATGAAGTTTTTCTGGCTATTGATGACACCACTTGCAGGTGGTATGATTTATATAATACTTAATCTACAATAACTATGCGAATTTTCGTCAACGCAGGTCACTGGGATGACATTAATACTGAAGCTATAGAAGACCCCGGAGCTCGAGTCGGAGCTCACAAGGAGAGTGTTATTGCTATGAATATACGCAACCGTGTTGCTCAATTAATGCCTGAAATATATTTTATACCTGATGCTCTTAATCTGAGAGCGTCCATTAATTATGTAAATGAACATTCTCAACCCAATGATCTCGCTGTTAGTATTCATTTAAATTCTAATAACAATACCGAAATAAAAGGAACTGAGGTCTACTATGCTAATGATTCTGTTATTGCTACCTATTTCTCAGACATTGTTTCTAAGCGACTTGGGGTAACCAACAGGGGTGCACGGCATGATTCTGAGACATATGTCGGGTCACTTGGGTGGTTACGCAAACTGAACTGCCGTTCAGTACTTGTTGAAATATGTTATCTAACTAACTGGCATGACAGAAAGTTAATCAATACACCTAGAGGAATAGACACAGCCGCGCGAGGAATAATTGAGGGCATCAAACGCTATCAGGCTTCGCAGTCTAAATCTAAGGATATTGATTTACAGATTAAACGACTGTGGGCCCAGATACTTGCTTTGTTGCAAACCATTGCAAACTTAAGGTCGTCATTATAAATTTTAATTTACAATATTATGGTTAATTATCTTAAAGGAAAGAAGAGTTATGTCGTGTCATTTTTATTGATGGCAGTTGCAGTAGTTAACTTCCTAGTAGGTGATGCGTCACTTTCAGAGTTGTTGTCTGATCCTAACTTGCTTATTTTGTTGAATGGAGCAGGTCTTGGAGCACTTCGGGCAGGAATGGGGAAATAATAAAGTATCATTTTATCTACTCTCGCAGCACTCATCTTTGGTGTTTTAATAGCACCACCGATGATCATAGAGCATGTAGAGGCTCAAGTAGTTGCCCAACCTATAGTTGTTGAGAGTATTGAGTGCGTTCAATCTGGCTGTTCCTGCATCGTTACTGCCAGAGAATATGGTATAGACATTCCCATAGGGACGAACGCATCTGATTTTATACCCAACTCAGTTCCGGTTGTTGGAGGTCTGATACTTCTCAGCTATCCTAATGACGATCATATAGCCGTTATCGTGGAGTTCCGCGATGACGGTTTCTGGGTTTATGAGGGAAACTTTGAGCCGGGAGTGCAAGGGTATCGTTTAATATCGTACAAGGACCTTTCAATTCGTGGATTTTGGATACAAGGGGATAACTAATTATTGCTTTTCCATCGCATTTATGGGAGTATTTCTATATTGCAAGGTCGATTTAGTAGCACGTTAATTGGGAGGATTTTAAGTCGAGACTCCTAACTAATTCATGGGTAAAAAGAAGATCGAAGTGATCAAGAGTCACACTCTTGTTGAGACTTCTGACAAGAACATATTTCGTCTTGCTAATCGTAAGGGCGATTGGAAGATGTACTATGACAAGAAAGCCGACAAGTATATGTGGGCCGTAAGTCATATTCTTGATGTGGGTTACAACAAAGGTATTGGTTTCGTCATTTGGCTTTTGTCAAAAACTTCCGAGGAAGCAAAGCAGATTTTGGAAGAGACTGGAAACCGAGGTACACGAGTTCACATGGCTGTCGCCAATCTAGTCATAGGTAATTCTGTAAAACTTGATGATGTTTACATTGATAGGATTACAGGTCACGGAAGGAAACTCACAGATGAAGAGTGGGGTTTTATAAGATCGTTCGCACAGTTTGTTGAGGACTACAAACCTATTTCTATTTCTTTGGAGCAGACTATCAGCTCCACGAAGAAAGGGTGTGCTGGTACATATGATTGGATATGTACTATAGAGCTCACAGCAAAGGTCGGTATCGGTAAGAATGCGAAGATCAAGAAGCGTAGAGTTCGTGTGTTGCTTGATTTCAAGACAAGCTCTGCAATTCACGATGCTTACAATATGCAATTAGGTGCGTATTGGGATATCTTAAGGGAACGTAAACAGGCTTCAGGTTTGCATACAGCTGTCTTACGTTTGGGTACTAAGCACAAGTGTGGGTATGAATTTAAGCTTTGGACTCCTAAACAAACTGCGTATCATGTTAAGGTATTTAATGCCATCAAGGTGATACATATGTTCAAGGAGGGTCCACCAGAGCCTACAATTAAGGAGTTCCCTGCCGAAATCAAGGTGGATATTCCTACAGTTAAGAAGATTACTAAGACTAAGAAAAAAACAAAATGAGCAATTTTGAAGACTCTATTGATGAAGTTCGCGAGGAAATTGAATCAGGGGGTTGGTTTAAGGTTGAAGAGGGAGATAATAAGATGCGTGTTCTTGTTGAACCTGTGCATACTGTATCTCGCTATGGTAAGGGTGTCTGCTACAAAGATTGTGGTTATTGTAGTGATGAAGCTCTTAAAAAGGATGATGCAAAGCTTACGCATAAATATCTTACTTGGATATTGAATTATAAGAGCAATACAGTTATGTTGTATTCGCTCCCTTTTGTTATCTCAAAACAATTGGCCGATTATAAGCGCGATGAGACTAATGGGTATGACTTTGAGAATTTCCCAATGCCATATGACATTACAATTCATGCAAAAGGTGCAGGTAAAAAGACTGTAGAGTATACACTCAAGCCTAGTCGTGAGAACACTGACGTTTCTGCAGAAGTGCTTGAGAAGCTCAGCAAGGAGTCTACTGTTGAGCAAGTGATCCAATCCATGAAAGATAAGAAGATGAAAGAAGATGGGGTTGGTCCTAAAGCACCAGAATACCCTGAGAATCAGGGTGAACCGTTCCCAGATCAAGAATAATATGCGATTAGTAATTATTGAAAGTCCATATGCCGGTGATGTCGATGAGAATATAAAATATGCAATAGAGTGTATGCGTGACTCTTTATTTAGAGACGAAGCACCTCTCGCATCTCATCTTCTATATACACAGGCTCTCGATGATAAAGTTCCTGAAGAACGTCATCTTGGTATTCAAGCAGGTCTTGAATGGGGTCTTAAAGCTGATCTTACTGTCGTATATGCTGATCTAGGTATCTCAGAGGGTATGCAACAAGGTATGCGCAGAGCTTCAAATGAGAGTAGAACCATTGAAGTAAGGTACATTAGACGGGGTTAGAGTCTTCGGACTCTCCCTACTCATTCTCAAATTTCTCTTAGTCTGTTTCGTGACGCGTTAGAGTCTATTGGATCGACCTTGAGAATGAGTATGGAGTGTCTGTAAAATTATGAAAGTTACACAACAACAAATTGATCAAGTCGCATCTAGATTGAAGCCTATTATTGTAGATATTCTACTTCGTAGGCATGGGTTGAAACCATACAATAAAGTGCAGACGCTGCAGGATATCGGCAATGCTTTGGGGTTGACTCGCGATGAAGTACTTAAGTTCTCTAGAAAAGGTCTGCGTATTATTGAAAATATTAAACTCAACGATCTATGAAAAATATACTTATACCAGATAGGCCTATAGCATTTAACCGGGACTTTGTTCGATTAGGTCTTAAGGTTAATGGAGCTTTGTTTCTATCTCAATGTATTTACTGGTCCAAGCGCACAAAAGACCCTCAAGGATGGTTTTACAAAACTGTGAGCGATTGGGAGGATGAGACTGGACTTACTGAACGAGAGCAGAGAACTGTTAAAGATATGTTACTTAAGTTGGGTATTGTGAGCATTGAAAAGAGGGGAGTTCCTGCTCGTAATTTCTTTAAAATTAACATTTCAGTACTGTCGAATTGCCTTGACCAGTGCTGTCGAAACGTCAGCACTAGTCAGGTGGAAACGTCAGCACATTCTATTACAGAGACTACTACAAAGAGTACCATTGAAGATTCTAAAAAAGAATCTTCATCTTATTCGGATGACATAACGATAGATGAAAGTATAGACCCAGAGACTGGAGAGCCGCGCACTGGGGCGTTTGGCAAGCGTGTGGATGGTAAGAAAGACTATAAATATGAGACTAAATACAATGAAGCGGTCAAACGTATCGTTATGGGTTTTAAGAAGCTCTGTAAACGAGATTTTGGTACTCTGCCACTATCTAATGCAGGTTGGTATAAGCAGGTTAACCGTGCGATGTCCACAGGTGGCCTTACTGAACTTCAGATTAAGAAGCTACTATCTGAATGGCTTACGCAGGGATTGCCGGACGATCAGTTGATGAGCTTAACTAGAGCTTTGTCGGATAACCAGATAAATGCGTTTAAGGCGCGACATGATTTATGAAAAATAGTGAAAAAATAATTCTTGATTTATGTGGTGGTACTGGTGCATGGAGTAAGCCTTATAAAGACGCAGGATATGATGTGCGGGTTGTTACTCTACCACATTGCGATATATTGCATACTAAAATAACCGAAAGTATGATTTTGTTTTATAGAGATGAGACACACATCGGCAGACATTGGGTTGATATAAAAGACGTTTATGGGATATTTGCAGCTCCTCCTTGTACCATGTTCAGTCGTGCTCGAACTACTGCTAAGGAACCAAGAGACTTTAGAGGAGCAATGGAGATAGTACAAGCATGTCTGGATGTTATTTGGGAAGTTCAGTATATGAACAGGTTTGGATTGAAATTTTGGGCTATGGAGAATCCGGCAGGACATTTGAGGCGATTCATGGGAGAACCTGCTTTTAAGTTTCAGCCTTATGATTTTGGTGATAGACATTCAAAGGAAACGTGGTTGTGGGGCATGTTTAATGATCCTAAGAAAAAACCTATTCATCTTAATCAAAAAGAGCTTTTACCATCGCGTAATAATATACGTCCTTTACCATTGATACCGGAAGATTATATAAGAGATGAAAATATGAAATCAGTACAAATACGCAGGAGTATAACACCTCAGGGATTTGCAGAAGCGTTTTATAAAGTTAATAAATAAATATGAAAATAAATTATCCTAGAAAATATGTAGCGTGGGACTTGGAGACATCAGGTCTTAGTTCAAAGGAAGATAAGATTTTAGAAATAGGGGCTATGCTCATTCATGATGGTGAGGTTATTAAAAAAGAGTCTTGGCTTTTGAATCATGGTATTGAGATATCTGAATTCATTACTAATCTTACTGGAATTGATAAGAAGTTGATTGATGCAGAGGGTATCGATCCAATTGAGGCTTACGATAGTTTCTTGTGGTTCGCAGAGGCAGCTGACGCTAATCTTACTCACAACGGTTACAAGTTTGATATACCATTCCTCTTTGGTGCGTTGGATGAAGCTCGGTGTGAAGAGTATAAGGAGCGTTTTCTTAAGGGTATGGTAGATACTGCAGTCATTTATAAAGCGACTAAGCTTGAATTATCTCAGAATTGGAATGAAGATTTTATTTCATTTGCTCGCAGAGTCATGGATATCAGAGCGTTTGGAGTTAAATACAACATCCCACTTTGCTGTGAGGAATTAAAAATTGATACAACTGATGTCACTATGCACAGGGCCTTAGGTGATGTCGAATTGACTCACAGGATTTATCAGAAAATCTGTTTAGAAATATGAGCGATAAAAAACTATCAAGCGAAGAGCTCGCAGAAAAAGAACAGGAACTGTATACCTATGAGGGGCAGGATCGTGTCATATCCTCTCACGATCTCGCAAAGGAACTAGAAGAGACCAAGGATGCTGTTCTTGAGTTTAAGACTGGTATCCCATCAATGGACCGTATCCTAGAGAACATTGAAGCCGGTGAGCTCGTAGTTGTTACTGGTCCATCTGGTGAGGGTAAAACCACTCTCATGATGACGATCACTAACAACATGGCTAATGCAGGTATTAAGTCGACATGGTTCACTCTTGAGGTTACTCCACGACAGTTCATTAAAAAGATGTCAGCAAATCAGGATGATTTACCGTTGTTTTATATGCCACGTCAGAACGTAGACAATCAGATTGCTTGGCTTGAAGATCGTATCATTGAGTCTATTGTTAAGTACGATGCAAAGGTTGTATTTATTGATCACTTACATCAGATTTTCGACCTTATAAAAATCAGTGGAAATACTTCGCTTGAGATTGGCGCGCTTGCTAATAAAATAAAGGATATCGCGGTGAAGAATAATATTGCTATTTTCTTAGTCGTTCATAACCGCAACAATACACAGAGTCCTACTGCTGAGATTAGAAAGGAAGACCTGCGAGACTCCGGGCTCATTGAAAGAGCTGCAGATACTATCATTGGTATCTGGCGAGTCCGTACTGGCAAGATTAACCCTAAGAGACGACCGACTGAGCTTGGTGAGCATGACAACTGGGCCAAGGTTAAGGTATTAAAGAACCGGGGTGAGGGTACACTTGGCTTTTGGTTGATGACTCATATTAACCACTACCTTGAGGAGATTATTAATCCAATAGATGATGAAGAAAATGACGACAAAGATTGGTAAAAGAGTAGAGAGAGTTTGGGATCACAAGAAGACTGTGTGGTCCATTTTCTTTGGTGATGAAGCTCAGGAGTTTATTTTTACTCATCCTGAGGAGGCAGGTATCACAATTGAGGAGTTTCAGGATTGCGATATGTACTGGAAATCTGTTGTAGTTCCTTATATGGTCAGCAAGTATTCTCCCGAGTTTGTAAGAAAGGCTGTATCGTCTATGATTGATGAGCGTATAGTATGGTTTAATAAACGATATGCTGATTTGATTGAAATGAATGATGATCTAAGAGCACAGGGATTGTCGTTTGTAGAACGCAGGGAGAAGACAGGCAAAGGTTTGGAAGCTCTTAAAAAATTGATTACTGAACATGAGGAGTTGAAACGAGGTTATGCTGTGGTTTCACTCGCTGATATATTAACCCCTGAGTTTGTTAAGGATATCAAACGTCAGGGTTTCAAGAGGTTTTTACAAGCTAATTTTGATTACATATGTCAAAAGAAATTGCAATCGTAAGGGGTGATGAGCATTACGATGCTCTTATTGAAGAGTGTCGTTCTATCATCACTGAGAAGTCTTTCGAGGCTAACTGGACTCGAATTGAGATGTACCACGGTATTGGTGAAGCCATCCGTAATACCGCAGGTGTAGGTTCTATTACTAAGTTGTTACGGAATATGTCTGAGGACATGCAATGTGCTGAGCGCACACTCTGGTATGCTGTTCAGTTCTATGATCAGTACCCTGAGCTTGATAAGTTGCCTGAGGGCAAATCTGCATCATGGACCAAGATCAAGCAGGAGTTGCCTGTTAACAAGCGTTTGGAAGCACCGCAGGTCACTGACACTAATGAGATTGCTCGAGGTATCTTCCGCAAATATGGTGTTGAGGTTTCTGTAGAGATAGTCGAGGAATTACAGAGATTGATCAAGGAGAATAACGAAGATTTCTAATGATACCACCTAAGTTGCGGCAGGAGATGTCCGATGATCCGTTCTATAAGGTGTGTTGCATTACAGGAGAAAGGAACGAGAAGATTGAGTGGCATCATAATCTTATCTTTGCAGGCAGGCAAGTGCAGGAGAAAGAGTGCATACTCCCGGTCACTCAGGCAGTCCACAAAAAGGCCAGAAACGTTGAAATGCGCGAAAAACTTGATCTAGTCATGCTTAGGCGCATGAGTGATGTTCAGCTCAACTATTACTCTAAGGCTGTAAACCTGCACCAAAGGCTTAAATATCTAGAGCATAAGTTGTCCCCATAAATGCGTTGTTTTCCACGGATTGTATGCTACAGTAGTAATAACATAACCAGACATTATGGCTAAAAAAACAGAAGTTAAAGATGTATCTGCTCTCGTTGGGAGCATCAATAAGAAGTTTGGCGATGACGCTGTCGTTGTCTTAAAGGATACTGAACCTAAGAAAGTTGAAGTTATTCCAACAGGCTTCATTGGTGTTGATCACATTCTTGGAGTCGGAGGCATTGCGCGCGGTAGAGTAGTTGAAATCTTTGGGCCAGAGTCAGGAGGTAAGACTACATTGGCGTTACAGATTCTTGTTCAAGCTCAGAGACAGGGTAATATCTGTGCAATCGTGGACGCTGAGCATGCGTTGAGTATTGAGTATGCTCAAAAGCTTGGTATCGATACTGATAGTCTTTTGATATCTCAGCCTGATAGTGGTGAGGAAGCATTAAGTATTGTCGAAGAGGTGGCTCGTTTTGAAAAGAACTGTGTCATCATAGTTGACTCAGTTGCAGCACTCACTCCTAAAGCAGAGCTTGAAGGTGAGATGGATGCACGTCACGTGGGCACACACGCTCGTATGATGTCTTTGGGTCTTAAGAAGCTCAAAGGTATCGTTTCTAAAAATAACGCTACAGTCATCTTCATTAATCAATTGCGCGCGAATCTAACAGGCTATGGTAGTCCTGAGATTACTCCGGGCGGTAAGGCCCTCAAGTATTATGCAAGTGTTCGACTTGATATCAGGCGTACTGCAGCAATCAAGAAAGGTGAGGAGATTGTTGGATGTCGCACGAAGATCAAGGTTGCCAAGAATAAGCTCGCCATGCCTTTCAAATCGACTGAGATTGATCTCATTTATGGCGAGGGTCTTTCAGTCGAGGGTGAACTTCTCGCTTTAGGAGATAAGCTTGGTATCATCAGCAAGTCAGGGGCTAGTTATTCTTACAATGGTGAGAAGATTGGGTATGGATACGATGCTACTCGGTTGAAACTTAAAGAAGATCCCGCATTATCTGAAGTTATTTCAGAGCATATTAAAGATAAATTAAATGAGTAATCTACAAAAAATAAGAGAAGCGTGTATCAAAGCTAATTCTGAGATAGTGGAGCTTAAGTTTGGGTGTGAGGTAGTTAGAAAAAGTGGAACTGATGCAGTAGGTAGAAAAGCAAGGTCAGAAGGAAAGGAAGGGATTATTGTATCTATGTATGAAAACTTTGTCGGTGTACTTTGGTACGGAAACGAGAATATAAGCCAAGAGTTTTCAGAAAATCTCGAAATCATAGGTCGCCCTATCCACCTCGCAGATGTGTTGTTGGCTATAGCTCATTCAATACCTGCACCTATAGAAATAACAGAGTTTCAAGTTGGAGATAGGTTTAAGGAGTTTGACGATAAAGTATGGAGTGTTGTTAAAAGATGGGAATGGAAAGACGACAACCTAGAAAACCAATCAGAACCAACAAAGCAATTTATAGCTGATTTATTATGATGAAAGAAGCAGACTTACAAAAATTAATACTTGATTGGTTAAATGCAAAAGGACACTTCCATTACAGGAATAATACAGGGGCCATGCCTCGCACAACGAATGGTAAACGATATTACGTCCGTTTTGGAGCTAAGGGCTCGCCAGACATTATTGCCGTTATCAAAGGACAGTACGTTGGTATTGAAGTCAAAGGTCCTAAGGGTAAACAGTCACCTGATCAGAGGGTATTCCAAGTTCGACTAGAGACAGCAGGCGGTAAGTACATACTCGCGCATTCATTAGAGGACGTAATTGATAATATATGATTAAAACAGAGACATTTTTCATAGGTGACGGGATGGATCAGCCTTTTTTTGAGAAGTTTGTTTTGGCTCTTAGAAAGAAGAAGTCCATCAAGCTTGGTAAGTTTGGTACGTTTCGCTTAGTTGAAATGAAAGCACGCAAAGCCAAGGATATAAACACAGGTGAGGAGATTGAGATTCCTACTCAGCGTACTGTTAAGTTCAAACCATCGGATACTCTTAAACGTTTAGTTCAGAAAAAACAAGTATGAGATTCAATACCAAATGGCAAAACGAAACAGAGAAGAGTTTGTATGTCTATCAGGATCAAAGTCCTGTAACACAGCGGCAGTTCTTTTACAGGCAATATTGGCGATTGGTCGATTTTCATTTACACATGGCTGATATATATAAAAAAGAACATCCTCAGGTTCTTGATCTGGGTTGTGGTCGCGGTACTATTTCTGAGTATCTTACATTTGATCGTCATCTGAAGCCTTGTTTAGTGGACAATAGTAAGAAAGCTCTTGATTTGGCTTGGGGTAATTTGTTCAAGTGGGGTGTTGATAGGTTCATTAAGGCCGAAGCTACTGAACTACCGTTCAGTGATTCTAGTTTTGATGCCATAATTTCCGTAGGATTGGCTGAACATATTGACGATTATGTTCTATTTATAGATGAACAGCTCCGGGTATTAAAAGGTGGCGGTGTCATTGTATGTTTCATTATTCCTAACAAGTTCTCACCTCAAGTGTTGAATGTGTTTGGAAGTGATAAATATCACAGGACAAGTATAGATGTGGATCAGTACCGTAGGGTCATCACTGAGAATCCACAGGTTTCTTATGAGACGAAAGTTGAATGGATCAATTACTTCCCTCTTTTTACACCGATACCCAAGTGTTGGGAACGACCCATCACTTGGTTATATGAGAAGATTACTAATTTAATTGGCTTTAAGGGCCCAAAGTTATTATGCCAAACAGCTATTTTAACAATAAAAAAGTTTTAGTCATTGCGGATGCAGGTAAGAACTTCATCATGAAAGAGGATGCTGATATTCTTTTGTGTCTT